ATGCCGCAATATCAATGTATGGTGGAATACCTAGAGGCTAAATTATGACACCTATGAATATAAACACACTCTTCGCAGATATTTTAAATCCTGAGCAGCGTCAACAGCAACTAACTCAAGAGGGAATGGCGCAGGGCAAGCTACTGGCTTCAGGATTAACGGGATTGGCTAGATCCGCAGTCCCTCTTGCTCAGATGGCAGGTCAGCTAGGCGTACAGCGTAACGAAGACTTGCGCCGTGGCGTACAACCGTTATTTGGATTAGATCCAAGAAGTACTAGTGAAAAAATTCAAGAAAAGATTCAAGGCTTAGATCCTAATGATCCTAACAGCATGCTGCAAATTGCACAGGCGCTTCAGGAGATTGATCCTGTTCGCGCAGCTTCTCTAAGAGAAATGGCAGCTCAGAAAAGAAAAGAAAACGCCGACAGAGAAGCCAATCAAAAACTGCAAGCAGAACAACTTGCGCAAGCACAAATGACTACCAGAAGAATGCAGGGCGAAGAAACCGATGCTAACTTGGCAAGAACTACGAGAGAAATATCTGCTCAAGGGTTTATGCAAAAAGACCCATTAGTAGGCAATATGTTTTTGCGCAATCAAATCACAGGCACAGAAGCGTTTAATATTTTGGCGCAGCAAGAAAAGAACCGCCAAGCTAGTTGGAGTGTTGTTAACACAGGAAGAATTCTAAACAACAAAACTGGCGAGACCGAAGCTATAGATGATTTAAGAATTCAAAATTGGATACAAACAACTGACGAAAACGGCGTACAAAGAATTGTTGGCCTGACTTCTGATGCAAGCAAGCCGGTAGCGGTAAACATTCTCGCGTCAGATTTGCCTAAACTGATGGCAGGACAAGCAATTAACTCTAACGTGGAAGGAAATGGCTCTGTAACAGCGCAAGGCACTATTGATCCAAACGCAGAGCCACCTGCAATTATTACGCCTCAAGCAACAAACGGAGCGCCAAGCAATGGAGGGCTTCCGGCAGGGCAGGCTAGTCAGCAGAAAAGGTACGGCGCTGTTCCATATGACATGGGCATACAAGAGCTTTTAAAATACGATAATTTATCTTCTGCGATTGCGCAATCAAGAAACATTTTAGAAAACAGCAGTTTTGCTGCGGGACGAAACCCCGAGATAATTAGGTCGCTAGGTTCTGCTCCTGTAGAAGCATGGTTTTTGCAAGACGAAAGAGACTTAAAAGAAAAGCTTAAGCCGTTAAAAGCTAACAATGCTTTTGATACATTAACTAAGATGCGGGAACAGTCTAAAACTGGCGGCGCATTGGGTAATGTCTCGAATATTGAATTAGAGCTTTTAAAGTCGACCGTAGCTTCTCTGGAAACAATACAAGACCCTGAGCTTTTAATAGACGCGCTCAATCGCATGGAAAGGCATTATACCAATTTCTTAGCATTAGAGCTTGGCAAAAACTCCGGACTTGAAGTGCAGCTAAATACTAATCTTCCGATATACGAAAATATCAGAGTGCAAGATGGTAGAATTTGGTTTAGAGAAGAAAATGACGGAGAAGAAAATTGGTACACAGAAGAGCCTGTAACAGAGCTTACGATTAAGTCAATTAATTAAGGTTGGATTAAATTATGGCTGAAGAAAACAAGCCTCAAGAAAGCAGGCGCGTGTACGCTACAGGAGAACAGCTTGAGCGACTGCGCGGAACTACTTCAAGCTCTAGATCAGGACGAGAATATGCCCCAGAGGGCATGAACGCGCTCTTAAGCGAAACAGCGCTATCAGATGAAGCTTGGTATGACGATCCAACTATGGCCTCTATGATGTTTTTGGACGGTGTTACTTTCGGTTTTTCTGACGAGCTTGCAGCAGGGTTTAATGCTGCTATACAAACCATCGCTGACCCTAGCCAAGACTACAAAACTGTATATAAAAATACAGTAATTGGCATGGAAGAAGAGCGAAACGCTTATCAAGCCAAATTCCCTGAAGCCTCGCTTGCGCTTAACGTGGCAGGAGGGCTTGCTACAGCGCCATTTTCGCTCACTGGCAATCTTGCAAGAGGTGGCATGGCGTTAGGCTCTGCTGTAACCAAGGCAGCGCCAACGGCTACTAAGGCTATCTCTCAGGTGGCCTCGGGAGTCCCTGCCTCTGTATCTAACGTGTTGGCAAGAGGCACAACAGCCGCAGCAGCCACAGCGCCTTTTGCTGAGATGGCTGCAATTGGAGGCTTGTCTGGTGTTGGCTTCGCACAGCAAGGTGCAGATCTAGGTCAATCCGCTATAGATGGCATTGTAAGCGCCGTGCAAACTGGCACTGCATTAAAGTTTCTCGGAAAGACAGCCCAAATAGCCTCTAACCAACGCGTGCAAAGAAACCTGCGAACACAAGAAGGCTTCAGAGGTTTAAGCTTGTCCGAAGATGGCGGCGTGCTAGAAAACATATACAAAGGCGTAGTCAAAGATCTTCCTTTCGCGAAAGGCTTGATTGATCAGCAAAACAAGAAATACGCAGCGCCACTAGAAGCTCGTGTTGCAGAAGGCCAAGCAAGGGTCGCTTTAATTAGAGATTCCGCAGGGCTGTCTAAATATCTTGGCAAAGAAGATGATTTTGCCACTGCGCTCTTAAAGAAAAACGAAGCGCAAGAACTTAAAGGAATTTCCGAAGCAGTTGGAAATCAAGAAGCCAAAATAATTAATCGGCATCAAGCAAAGCTAACAGCAGAAATTCAAAAAATTAATGACAGAGCAATCGAAGCAACTAAAGAGTTTAGGAAAAAAGCTTTTTCCTCTTCGCTACCTGCGTCACTAAGCAAAAAAGAACAGGCTTCAATTTTATCGCAAAAGAATGTCAATGATGCTTTTAGAAAACTCAGCAATGGGTGGACTGACAAAGGCTTCGAGGTCATTAAGCAAAGAAAATTCCGCATTAATAGCGCCGCGTTTGTGCAGCGTATGCAAGATCGCGTAGCTAAAGAGCTTGATGATGCAGAAGTTTTGTACGGGTTAAGTCGCAAAGAGATAGACACAAAAATTGGATCGTTTCTAGAAAGCAATGTGAGCCCGCAAGGTTGGATTTCTGGGGCAGATGTTTCGAAGTTGCGAAATAAAATTAATTCTCAAGCGTCTTCATTTGGCAACCCAAAAGAACTTGGCGTGTCTCTTATAAACAGAAAAATATTAGACGAAATTAACGACTCGCTTCTAAGCCAATTAAAGCCCGCAGATAAAATTAAGTTTAATACGGATGTGCAAAACTATAAGCATTTTATTAGTCTTACGGACGCTGTCGCTGCCGCCTCTACCAAGGGTGCGCGAGGTGCGTTTAATTCAGAGCAATGGCTTAACGCATTAAAGAAAAACAATGGCACAAGGCAGTTTGCAGCAGGGCAAGGCGTTCTATTTCGCGAAGCTAATGAGCTTTCTGAATATACCGCGAAGGCAAGTAACGAGACAAAGAAAGCTGCCGAGGTTTCTGCCAAGCTGCAAAAAGCCAAGATTAGTGCTGCAACCTCAGTATTACAGGACGAGGCAAGGCAGATAGCAAAGAAAACAACGGACGCTCAGTTAAAAAACATGGGAGAGTCTGTTCAGCAGCTTAATGCCGCGCAAGCAAAATTAACAAAAGATATGGAGAATCTGCAAAAGCTCAAAGAGATTATGCCCTCAATATCTCCAGACCAAGCAAGAGCGCCATTCTTATATGGCGGTGGCATCTTGGGTCTTGGCGCATTTAGTGGAGGCGGCTTAGGCGCTATCTTCTCGGCAATCAGCATCCCATCAATCGGAGGATTCTTGGGGAGTGAAACTGGGCAGTTAATTCTTGCAGGACAGACCAAAGCGCAACAAGCAGCCTCTCGCGGATTAGAGAGGGCAAAGCCTGTAACAGGCGCTGTTTCTAGGGCAGCACAGCTAGAAAGCGTAAGAGGCGAAGCGTCTAGTCCAACTCAGAAAGAGTTTATGACAATTGCGCGCGTTGGTTCTCCTTCGGCAAAAGCTGCGCTGTATAGGCAGCTTGCCGCAAAGAACGAACTAGACGAGTATAAGAAAATTAACGGTGAGTATTTCAACGCGATTAAAAATGCTTGGGAAGCTCAGCAATCTAATTAAAACTTTGGAACGCGCCTCTCGCTCATGTTAGTGAGGGGCGCTTCTTTAACCTCGTTCTCAATCAAGAAGTCGCAGAAGTGTTTTATCTTGCGCAGGTCTTCGATACCCCCCTTGTCTCTCCATCGAGAGATGTACTTAATGATTGCCCCCTCACAGAACTGCATGTTATTCGCGAGGATGTATTCAATAGGCTGAATCTTTAGCTTCTTGTAGTGGTCACCTGCCACCTGATGGTCTGTTGCGCTCAATGTAGTAACTCCTCGTTCTCGTGTTTGTCTTCAATAAACTGCATGAAGTGTTTCTTCATGAAGTCGTTCTTGTTTACGAACTCTGTTAGGTCTTCAAGCATCAAAGCTATTGTGCCTATGACATCACGGTCATGCCCCTCAAGGGTTTGCACCATGTCGTTGATCCACTCGTATGCCTCGTCAGAGGACACCATCTCTATGTAGATTTCTTCGTCCATAATCATAACTCCAAAGCGGTAAAGTCTTTTAATTTAAAATAACAGCAGGGCTCTATGTCATCGGGATCGCTGCGGTCTTTTCGGCCTCCCATTCTTAGCTCGTAATCAGCGTTATCTAACTGAATAAATGCTGTCTTGTTGCTCCACTGCACCACTAGAAAAGATTTCAATCCGGTGTTGCGGGATAATTCTTTAGCTGCCATCACCTTCGCGAGAGATATCATGTACTCATCGTATTGTTCAAAGGCAACAGTGCGGCATTTAAGCTCTACCCATGCAGAGATTTGTCTATTTTTCCATACTGCATAGTCTAGCATGTACTTAATGGGAATCTTTTTAAGCTTGCATTCCCACCGTTTTGCTAAACCCTCTGCTAAAGCGTGTTCTTTCTGCAATGATTTTCGGTTTTCGTAATGAGGCCTGCTCATGCAATCCTCCTCTCGTGCTTACGGATAAGCTCGGTAAACTCTGCTAGCAGTTGCTCGTAGTCTGCCTTATATCGCTTAACAGGGGACGACTTTTTAGCAATCATGTCCTTGACAAAGTCTCTGCCGTACATGTCTTCCATCCACATCGTATATTCTTGAGCAGCAGAACCATGCCTCATGCCCCACATGTTGCACCCTGCGCATTGAGGATGGATGTTCTCTATCTCTAATGCCCAGTAAGATGAGTTGCCCTTGGGGATAAAGTGTCCACCCTGCATGTCCTTGTAGTGCTTTGTAACGCCGCAGGATACACAAGAGCAATAACCTTGATCATCTGCCGCAGCTATCCTCGCGAGCTTCTGTATCGCCCTGTAGCACTCCTGCTTGAGCTGTGCAGAGGTCTTGGTCTTGGGTTTAGACTTGCGCTTTATGCGCCTATCTGTCGCTCTTGGCATCCCAGTTTCTCTCGTGAAGCAATGCGAACATGGTTTTCTCGGCTCGGATCTGGCTAGCAGTATTCATTTTATCGTAGCGCAGCTTGATTAACGCGATGCTAAACAGCTTAGAGTTAAGCGGGTATGTTTTAGCCACAGCCTTAACGTCTTCTGGTGGATCGTACTGCATTTTGTCATTCATGATGCGTCCTCGCGGTGTCCGATCTCTAACACTATGCCTTTGTATTGGTACATTCTAGAAAGCCTACTAACTCGAAAGCCCGTCTTATAAGCGACAATCGCGTAGGCTTGCTGCTCATTATCAGCACACCATTTGGCTTCTTCTAGTGCGTCTTGAAACTCTTGGAATAGTATCATGGTTTTCTGCTCGGGAACTCTACATGCACGCCAAACTTCTCACTGAGGTGTCTACTAAGCACAGAGTACACTCTATGGTAATCCTCTGAGGCGACCTTCGCGGTAGACTCCTCGCCCGTTACAACAGTTTGCACGGGCTTCCACAAGTATTCTTTCACCAAGGAAGTAGACCACGGGATGTCTACCTCCTGCTTGATTACCTTCTTCATGTCTAGTCCTGACTCGTTAAGCTTCTCGCTCAGTAGTCGGCAGTACACATGCAGCGCGTTGTTCTGGGCGGATGTTCTGGTCTTACCGCCCTTGATCTTGAGTGTGAGATACTTCTTATCATCGTACATCGTAGTCATCATCTTGATAAAGCTTTCTAGCGAACGCCTATCATCTACGACCCAGAACTCCCCCTGATTGATGTCTGTCATTTGACTGACCTCTGCCCGTACCTCGCATCAAACCGCTGCTTCTCGGTCATAGCGTGGTCGGAATAAGTGCAGGATGGAAACTCTTTTACCGTCCCACCCTTCGCGAAGTAAACTTCTAGGTCTTTCTCTAGGCGCTCTCGCACCTGTTGGTTAGTTTGAGTTGCCGTCAACATACTCTTCTCCTATTTTAAACACCTGATCCATCGTCATGCCAAGCGCGTCACAGATTTCTTTGTAGCGTTTAACCTGCATACCCTTTTGGGTAAGTGAGTGCGAGTAGTTAGCTGCACTCACCCCTATCTGCTGCGCCACTCGGATGTGCTTTATGTTTTTAACTGCATGCGCGCATCTAATTGCGTGGCCTATGTGCATGATTATCGCCTTAAACAGCCCAACAGCGGTAAGTCTTTGTGCCGTTTTCTTTAATTTCGCGAGTGGCGTACTTGCGTTTAAGAGAGTTCATAATGTCGGCAAACCGCTGCCTTTCTTTGTCAGTCTGCACCAAGATAGAC